CTAAACCCTACATCGGTAAGAATAAATTCGGCGGTAAATCTGTTACATATATGGGCATTAATGCTCAGAAAAAATGGGACAGACTTGAAAGCTATGGGCCGAAATTTGTAGAGAACTGCGTCCAAGGAATTGCAAGAGATCTGCTGATGTATTCCATGCAGACACTATCACAATACTTCATTGTCGGGCATATTCACGATGAAATCATCCTCGAATGCCCGGAGGATACAAAGCTGGAGGAAATCTGTCAGCAGATGGCGAGAACGCCAGACTGGGCGAAGGGACTGTTGCTTCGGGCAGACGGATATGAATGCAACTTTTACAAGAAGGACTGAGGAGGATTCCATATGTTTTACATCAAAGAAAATCTGAATGACACCACCAGTATCTCCGTGGAGATCAACAACGAAAACGTATACTGCCACTGCCCGCAGTGCGGTGCAGAAGTGCCGGTTGATCTGAGTATCTTCTGGACAGCAGAAAACTTTGACATTTTCAGCAGTGCCGTTTACTGTGATGCCTGCACACTGAAGCGGCTGAAAGGAGCACTGCATGAATCTGTATAACGCTGAGGGATACATCGACCTCACTGCTTATGAAGCACTGAGCCGTATTGAACGAGAGGAACGCAAAGCGAAAAAAGCTGCCGCTTATCGACCGCTGGTATACATTTGTTCTCCCTATTCCCATGGCTGTATCAATGACAATATCGAAAACGCCAGACGATACAGCCGCTTTGCAGTAGATACCCACTATGTCCCCATCGCTCCCCACTTGCTGTTTCCGCAGTTCATGGATGACAGTCTGGGCGAAGATCGTCAGACAGCGATGTTCATGAATTTGGTACTGCTGTCAAAATGTGCCCAGTTGTGGGTGTTTGGTTCTGTGCGGTCGGAGGGGATGCAGCAGGAAATCAAATGGGCAAAGCGGCGGCATATGACCATTCGGTATTTTACAGAAGAACTGGAGGAAATAGAATGAAATTTACGCTCTATACAGCAAACTGTACCGGCAATGAAAAGAATATCCTTTATCCCAACCAAAAGGTCATTACTTCAGAAGCGGATTTGAAAAAAGCTGTTGTCTACGATCATGTCTGTGCTCAGTATGAGAATTTTGCCCGCAGTGATGCCAATTTTCTGCTGTCTGATGTAGTACCCATGGATTGCGATAACGACCATTCAGACGACCCGAAAGACTGGATCACGCCTGAAATGCTGATGAACAGCTTAGGAGATGTTGCATTTGCAGTGACCTACAGCCGTCATCATCTGTTGACAAAAGGCAGCAAATCTGCCCGTCCACGTTTCCATGTATTTTTCCCGACAGCACCCTGCAACGATGCAAATTCCCATAAGGCAATAAAGCAGAAAATCCATAAGGAACTGCCGTTCTTTGACGGAAATGCACTGGATGCCTCACGTTTTTTGTTTGGTTGTCCGAGCGATGTTGTATGGCACGAAGGAAGTTTATCCATTGAGGACTGGCTTACACTGATGAAGTCAAATCGTAACATTCCGCAGGGACAGCGAAACAGCACAATGTCTCGCATGGCTGGAAAGCTGGTCAAGCGTTTTGGTGTGACTGAGGAAAGTTATCAGAAGTTCCTGGAAAAAGCAGCCGAATGTGAACCGCCGCTACCGGATGAAGAACTGGAAGCAATCTGGCACAGTGCCTGCAAATTCGGCAAAAAAGTAACCTCGCAGGAAGGATATATTTCTCCTGAAGCATACGGCAAACAGTCCCTGATTCCCGATGATTTTTCGGACGTTGGAGAGGCTCGCACATTTGTAGAAGGCTTCTCAGATGAGGTGGCATTTACCATTGCGACCGATTATCTTCGCTACAACGGAACCTATTGGGAGGAGTCAGAGCACGCTGTCACCCTTGCTATGATCGAACATACAGACATACAGCTGGCAGAAGCCGAAAAGCAGGTGGAAGCATCCCTTCTAAAACTAGAAAGCCTTGGCGTTGCAAGAGATGCAGCAATCAACGGCGGCAAAAAGTTTCGGGATAGTCTGGACGAGGAACAGACCGCCGCATACAAGGAGTATCAGTACTATGCCACTTTCAAGGCATTCGTGATGAAATATCGCCATGTTCGCAGTATGACCAATGCACTGGATGCTGCAAAGCCGCTGGTTCTCCACAATCCCGAAGCCCTCGACAGCAATCCAATGCTCTTAAATACTCCCGGAGGCACGTATTATCTGCCTGACGGATTGAATGGCTGGAAGCCTACAGATCCTGCCGACCTCTTAACGAAAGTGACGGCGGTTGTTCCAAGTGATGCTGGTAAGGATTTGTGGGAGGATGCCTTACAGCTGTTCTTTTGTGGTGACCAGAGTTTGATTGATTATGTGCAGATGATTTGCGGACTTTGTATTGTGGGCAAGGTATATTTGGAGGCGATGATTATTGCCTACGGTGACGGACGAAACGGCAAAAGTACGTTCTGGAATGTCATTTACAAGGTCCTCGGCAGTTACAGCGGTAACATTTCAGCAGATGCACTGACCGTCAATTGCAAGAGAAACGTGAAGCCGGAGATGGCGGAACTGAAAGGAAAACGGATGATTATTGCGGCAGAATTGCAAGAAGGGATGCGGCTGAATACCAGTGTCGTCAAGCAGCTCTGTTCCACGGATCCGATCTTTGCCGAAAAGAAATTCAAAGCACCATTCCACTTTGAACCCTCTCACACTTTGGTGCTGTATACCAATCATCTTCCGAAGGTTGGTGCATCGGATGATGGCACATGGCGGAGATTGATTGTCATTCCATTTCATGCCAAGATTCAGGGTTCTAAGGACATCAAAAACTACACGCAGCACTTGGTCGATAACGCAGGCAGTGCGGTGCTTTCCTGGCTGATTGAAGGTGCAAGAAAGGTCATTGCGGCAAATTACCAGATCAACAGACCGCAGTGTGTTTTAGATGCAATCGGAGCCTATCGGGAAGGCAATGACTGGCTTGGCAATTTCATCAATGAATGCTGTATCGTGAATAAGAGCTATCAGGAGAAATCCGGAGAACTATATCGGCACTACCGTGAATACTGTCTTGAAAATGGTGAGTTTGTTCGCAGCACATCAGATTTCTATTCTGCTTTGGAACAGGCTGGGTACAAAAAGAAGAGAACAGCTTCTGCAAGATTGATACTTGGACTTCAAATAAAGTTTGATTTTCTTGATTAAGTAGGATTTTGACTGTCATTTGAATATTTAGAGCGTCATAAAAAAAGTAAAAATCAACGGAAAATAGGGCAAATGACACTTTAAGACACTCATATACAGTCTTTACGCAGGCGAGAAAAAAAGTAAAAAAATCTCTATATATAAGGTTTGTAAATGACTGTCGTAGAGTGTCAAAGCCCCTAAAAATGGGAGAATCCATGCGAGAAAAAATCATTGAAGAAAAACTCACAAAGGCAGTAAAGCAAAATGGCGGTGTGTGTTGGAAATTCACGTCTCCCGGAACGGCAGGCGTTCCAGATCGCATCGTATTGATGCCCGGCGGTAGAATTGCTTTTGTGGAAGTGAAAGCACCCGGAGAGAAACCCAGACCGCTTCAACTTTCCCGGCATAAACTTCTGAGGCGATTGGGTTTTCTGGTTTACGTCTTGGATGCTTGTGAGGACATCGAAAAAATCATCTTGGAGGTGAAAAGCGATGGAACTGCATGATTATCAGAAATATGCTGTTCGATTCATTGAGGAACATCCAATCGCAGCACTCTTTCTGGATATGGGACTTGGTAAGACGATTACAACCCTGACTGCAATCCACAATTTAATGTTTGACCTGTTTGCGGTCAGAAAAGTTTTGATTATTGCACCGTTGCGAGTTGCACGGGATACGTGGGCGGCGGAGATTGAAAAGTGGGAGCACCTCAAGGATTTGCGATACAGCGTAGCGGTCGGCACAGAGGAAGAACGCCTTGCCGCCTTGAACGCTCCTGCAGACCTCTACATCATCAACCGGGAAAATGTGGACTGGCTCGTCAACAACACGAAGTTTGATTACGACATGGTGGTGATTGACGAACTTTCCAGCTTTAAGAGCCACCAAAGCAAACGTTTCAAGGCATTGATGAAAGTTCGACCGAATGTGAAACGCATCGTAGGGCTGACCGGAACGCCTGCCAGCAACGGCTTGATGGATTTATGGGCGGAATTTCGTCTGCTGGATATGGGGCAGCGGCTCGGCAGATTCATCGGGCAGTACCGGAATGCCTACTTCAAGCCCGACAAGCAGAACGGCTATCTCGTGTATTCCTACAAACCCCTGCCCGATGCAGAGCGGCAGATTTATGAGAAAATCGCTGACATCACCGTTTCGATGAAAGCAGTTGACCATCTGCACATGCCGGAATTACTTTCCAACGAATATCCCGTGCAGCTGTCCGACACGGAGCAAGAAACTTACAAGCGGTTCAAGTCTGAACTGATTCTGGAGATGCAGGACGCCGAGATTACTGCTGCCAACGCTGCCGCTCTCAGCAACAAACTTTCCCAACTGGCAAATGGTGCAGTGTATGACGACACCGGAACAGTGATTCCTATTCACAGCCGAAAGCTGGATGCACTGGAAGACTTAATAGAAGCCGCCAACGGCAAGCCCGTTCTGGTGGCATACTGGTTCAAGCATGATTTGGAGCGGATTCAAGAGCGACTGCGAAAACTGAATGTTTCCTATCAGGAAATCCAATCCTCCGACAGTATCCGGAACTGGAATGCCAGAAGGCTGCAAGTTGGTCTGCTGCACCCAGCCGCTGCCGGGCATGGCTTGAATTTGCAGGCAGGCGGAAATGTGTTGGTGTGGTTTGGGCTGACATGGAGTCTGGAACTCTACCAGCAGACCAACGCCAGACTGTGGCGGCAGGGGCAGCAGTCCGAAACGGTTGTCATTCAACATCTCATCACCAAGGATACGATTGACGAACGCATCCTGAAAGCCCTGATCCAGAAAGAACAAACCCAGACCGCTTTGATGACTGCTGTGCGTGCTGAAATTGTGAGGGAGGAAAATGCATGAATCCAAAAGCATACATGGAAGAGGCAGAACGCCTCCGCCACCGAATCTTTCGGAAAGAGCATGAGATCGATTGCATACGACAATCTGCTGAGGGTATGGGTGGAAAAGGTGGAGATTCCCCTAAAACAGTTTCTCCAGAACCACACAAGATGGAAATTGCTGTAGAAAAAATTTTGTCATTGGAAGAAGAAATCGAAGAAACCAAAATGGAACTTCAACATTTGATGCATGAAATGTGGAAACAGATTCAGAAGGTCACAGATGCAGATGCCCGTGATCTTCTTACAAAACGGTATCTGGAGTTTAAGCCATGGAAAGTGGTGGCAAGTGAATTAGACTATAGCGTACAGCATATTTACTATCTCCACAATAAAGCACTCGAAAAGTTAAGAGTTCATCAGAGTTCATAAGACTTGATAAGAGCTTTATGGTATGCTATACTGTACCATAGCAAAGAATAAAATGAGAGCCGCCATGGAATCATCCGAGGCGGCTTTTTGTATCCGGAGGTGAACCTTATGCCGAGGAAGGCACTGAAACCATGCAAGCATCCCGGCTGTCCCAACTTGACAAACGGTTTGTATTGTGCGGAGCATCAGCTCTTGCACCCAGACCGACCGTCTGCCGCCAAGCGTGGCTACGGAAGCAGGTGGCAGAGGCTCAGCAAAGCGTACCTCCGCCGGCATCCCTTGTGTGTGTGGTGCAAAGCACAGGGACGATTCACGGCAGCGGCCGTGGTCGATCATATCATTCCTCACCGTGGTGATCCACATCTGATGTGGGACGAAAGCAACTGGCAGGCGTTATGCAAGCCCTGCCACGACCGCAAGACATGGACGGAAGACCGAAATCCCGTCTATCGGTATTGATTGTGTCTGAAATGCTTCCGGTGGGGGGGATAAAAATCGCTAATTGTGAATTTTTTACAGACCGGCGTTCCCTCTCACGCACAAAAACCAAGGTTCAAACGGGGGATTAACCCCGAAAATATGCAAGCAAGCCGAAACCTACGCAGTTTCGGCTGTTTTTCTCTCAAAGGCAGGTGAAATCAGATGGCAAAGGACGGTACAAGAAGAGGCGGCAGACGAGTTCGTGCAGGTGATAAGCCGAAGGCTCTCTCTGACAAGATCGCAGAGGGCAAGGAAGCAGATATTATGGAATTTCATGCTCCGGAATTGGACGCAGCTGATCTGGACGATGCCGCTGATTTGACCGGTGCGGATATGCCAAGCCCCAGTGCATACTTGTCTGCCCAGCAGAAGAACGGAAAACCGCTGGGAGCGGACATTGTATACAAAGAAACGTGGCTCTGGCTGAAACAGCGTGGCTGTGAAAAGCACGTCAACAAACGGCTGCTGGAAAGCTACTCGCAGGCATTTGCTCGATTTGTACAGTGTGAAGAAGCCCTTAGTACCTATGGACTGCTGGGAAAACACCCGACCACCGGCGGCGTTATTGCCTCTCCGTTTGTGCAGATGAGCCAGACATTTCAGAAACAGGCAAATTTGCTCTGGTATGAGATTTTCGATATTGTGAAACAGAACTGCACGACCAAATTTGACGGTACGCCACAGGATGATTTGATGGAACAGCTTCTGAGCAGCAGAAAGTGAGGCAGTATGAAAGAAGATACTCAATTCTGGCGAGATCTGAAAGCCAATCGCCAAAAGATGACCAAACAGCAATACCGCACGCTCAAGGGGTGCGGGTTGCCAGTGGCAACCTCTCGCAAAGCGAGAAGCACCGACCGAGGCGACAGCCGAGACCTGGCGGTCAGTGGAAAAGTACTGGATGCCAGAAAAGGCTTACAGAAAGTTTTGAAGCGGAGGAATGGAGCATGACCACAACTACAGAATTTCAGCTTGTTGACATCAACAAGTTAGTACCCTATGCGAATAATGCCAGAACGCACAACAAGGAACAGATCCTGAAGCTTCGTTCCTCTCTGCGTGAGTTTGGCTTTGTGAATCCGGTCATTATCGACCGGGAATACAATGTGCTGGCTGGACATGGACGCATTATGGCGGCAAAGGAAGAAGGCATTGCAGAAGTGCCATGTGTGTATGCCGACCATCTGACGGAAGCACAGAAGAAAGCGTATATTCTTGCTGACAACCGGATGGCATTGGATGCCGGCTGGGACGAAGAACTGCTGTCCGTTGAAATGCAGGAGTTGCAGGAACTCGGATTCGACCTTTCCATGACCGGATTTGATGAAAAGGAACTTGCGAACTTATTTGCATCAGATGAAGATGTAAAAGATGATGATTTTGATGTAGATAAGGCGGCAGAGTTTGAACCATTTGTTGAAAATGGTGACATCTGGCTTCTCGGC